GCTCTCGACGAGTGGGCTCCTACCAAGGACGTCATGCTCGGCGAGAAGTCTTCTGCAGTCCGTCGTGTGGTGAGAGGTCGCTGTTTCCGGAAGCTCGTGTACTCGAGCGACCTGACGTCAGCCACAGACTTCGCCCATCAGGACGCCTACAAGGTTGTTCTCCGAGAAATTCTCACGGTGTGGGGCTTCGGCCCCATCGCGTGTGACTCCCTCGTCGAGACACTTGTCGGCTCACACCGCCTCGAGCTAGACGCGTCGATGCCTGGAACGGAAGAGTTCTTCCGTGAAGGCCGACCGACCCCGCTCCAAAAGCGTGGTGTGATGATGGGCATGCCTATGACCTGGGCTCTCCTTAACCTGACGAACTTCTTCACGTTCGCTCGGGCAGTGCATGGCAAGCCGATTACAGCCGCTGATGAACGACGCACCTCGTTCGTCCATAAGACTGGCCTCGACTCACTGCTCGACTGTGCTGAAGCGCAAGCCTCCGTTTGCGGTGACGACCTGATCGCGTACACGACCCGGTCCGTCATCTCCCGGTACGAAAAGCGACTCGGTGATATCGGCTACCTAGCCAACCTCACCAAATCGTTTATCTCATACCACGGTGGAGTCTTTGCGGAGTTTTCCTTTCGGATTACTCGCGGTCCAACGCAGGTTAACGATCCTTACCCCCCACTCGGCACAGATGTAGGTGATTACGGCGAGCTGCCACAGCAAACCGTGTCACGGACTGAGGTCAAAGCCGTCACGGCACTGGGTGACATACCCGCGAAGATCTTCTCTTCTCGCGCGGCACCGTCACAACGCGCTCCGTTCATGGACGTCGGGCCCCCGCTTACCGCTGCACTGAAGGAAGTCCCCTCTCTCTTTCGAGAAAGGGTCATCCAACGGATGAAGCGGACCACGGGGGTCGTGTGCCCAGGACTCGTGAGCCGTCTCCAGTCGGGCGGCATTGACACAGCAGCACCTAGAGCGTTAGGCGGGGCAGAGCTGCCCTGGTGTACGAAACTCCTTCGAATTTCTCGCAAGACCGCATCGGTCCTTGCCTCACCAAACCTGATGTCCACCGTGCTTGCCGATGATGACGGCGGTATCCTCCTTGCTGGCAATCTTGGCTCGGCTTGGACTCCCGAAGCCCACCGCGCTGGAGCGGAATATGCGAACG